CGGAGCCTCTCCAACTCCGATTGATAATACCCCACGACGAAATCCGGCACTGCCTGTGCTTGGTCAAGAAGGCACATGCCCTCTTCGGACTCTCCTCGGATCCTGTGCACTTCCGCCATCGTTCCGAGGTACCACTCCAGATCCAGCGCAAGTCCCATCCGTCGATACTCGCCAAACGCCCTCTGCATCTCGCGAATCCCGGTTTCGGTATCCCCCTCCTGGGCGACCACCCATCCTCGCAGAAACCGCCCGAGAACAACATATTGCGGTTGACCATGCTCAAGCGATAACGCCTCAGCCTCTCTCGCGAGAGGTTCGACGCCACCAGGCTCTCGGCGAAACTGATGCAGCATTGCCGCGAATCCGAGCGCCATTCCTAGACTGTGTGTGTGACCCAGGCGGCGGGCTAGTTCGAGGGTTGCCGCACTCCTTGCGGCCGCCTTGTCAGGGAATCCGAGCAGCCAAAGGACCCAGGAGCTGCGAGAGAGAGATACCACCCCGGGATCGAGGCTAAATCGGACGACGTCATCGCGATACTTCTCGGCCGAGTAGCGCGTTATTGCCTCCTCTAAGTGCGCAAGGCTGTCTAGCAGATTGCCCGAGAAAAGGTCCGCTGTTCCTTTGGCCATGTAAGCCTGCAACAGCAGAGCGGGGTGCTGCGACTGTTGTGCCAGGGAAAAAAACTGATCAACGAGCTCGAAGGCAACCTTCTTCTGCCCACGGCCTCCGAAATACCGATAAAGGCCCATGAGTACGCGGCAACGTTGGGCAATGTCATCGACTTCGGCGCAGAGCGACCGGGCGCGCTCGTAGGCCTTTGCGACTTCTTCTGCGGCTTGCCCTTTGACTGCGTGCAGGGCGGTCGCGAGAGCAATCTGGAGATCAAGTTCCGTGCGCGCACGAACTCGTTCGCTGACGGCATCGATCAACTCTATTGCCTTGGTGAGGTTCGTAACTGCTTCCCGAAAAGCCGAGCGCTCGAGCGCCTGTCGCCCGGCGGCTTGCCAGTAGTGCGCAGCCTTCGCGCGTTGCCCTGCCTCGCCAAAATGAAGGGCCAGGATCTCGGGCTGTGACGCAGCCACGTCAATGGGGCCACTCTCGAGTTGGTGGGCAATCCTTCCGTGAAGGAGCTGTCGAGTGGACCTCAGCATGCCGCCATAGGCGGCATCCCGCACAAGCGCATGCTTGAAACTGTATGTAGCCTCAGGAGGAATGCCGCGAGCGAAGACGAGCCCCGACGCCACCAAGTGCGAAAGCCCCCTCAGCACGACGGCATCGTCCATGCCGACTATTGCCGCGAGAAGCTTGTGCTCGAACTCCCGACCGATCGCGGCCCCGGCCTGAGCGACCGCTTTGGCCGGTGCGATGCGATCCAGCCGCGCCATAAGCGAGTCCTGAAGCGACGCCGGTACAGCCACGTCATGCAGTGGTCGCATCAGCTGATAGCCACCTTCGGTCTCTGCCATCACGCCGGCATCGCGCAGCGCGCTGAACATCTCCTCGATGAAGAGGGGAATGCCGTCCGACCGCGTCACAATGTGATCGATGATGTCCTCAGGCAACAACTTGCCTTCCGCGAGCGAGCTCAGCAGCAACAAGACCTGCGCCTTGGACAGGCGATTGAGCGCCAACTGCGTGGCCATCGGGCTGGTGACCCACGGTGCCTGATACTCTGGCCGAAAGGTCACCACGGTCAGCATTGGCAACGTGGCCATCCGTTCAACCACGAGCGTCACCAGATCCTGCGTCGAGGGGTCAATCCAGTGAGCGTCCTCGACCAGCAACAATACCGGCCGCTCTTTGGAGAGATCCTCGATTTGCCAAGCCAAAGCGTCCAATGTCGCCTGCCGACGTCGGGTGGGCTCCAGAGCAGCCAGGTGCGACCTTGCGGGCAGTGGGATGCCGATGACGTTCGCAATGAGCGTGGCGCGGTCGGCGTCGGTTGAAGCCAGCAGCTCATCGACCTTTGCTGCCTGCCTTGCGGCGTCGTCTTCCGGCACTATTCCCGCGTCATACGTCAACTGCGTGATCACGGGGTAAAGCGGCGAGTTCGCGTGCTGCGGCGAGCATTGATAGCGGATCAGATGGTGCGGCGTGCCGGCGATAAGCTCGAAAAACGCATCGGTGATGCGCGACTTTCCTATGCCAGCCTCGCCCGACAGAAGGACCAACTGGCCCTCGCTAGCTATTGCGTGGTCCCAGCGGTCCAAGAGCAGCCCGACCTCCTGGCTGCGGCCGACGAACCGGCTTTGCCGGGTATTGCGAACCGCCTCGAAGCGACTGAGCACGGATCGATCGTCGAGAACAGTCCAAATCTCGCTTGGCGCGCTGAAGCCCTTGAGGGACCGGGCGCCAAGTGAGCGAAGCCGGAACAGATCGCCGATCAGACGGCGCGTCGACTCCGCAATCACCACCTCGTTCGGCTCGGCGGCATCCAGCAGGCGGGCGGCGAGATTGGGTGTTTCGCCAATGACGTTCACCTCGCGAGCGATGTCGTCACCGATGACGTCGCCGACCACGACGGGTCCAGTCGCAATACCGGCGCGAACGGCAAGCGTGCGCTTTCCCCCCGATGACAATGCCTTGATCGCGGCGATAACCCGAAGGCTCGCGCGTACAGCCCGTTCCGCGGCATCCTCTGTCGCCTGAGGGTAGCCGAAGTATGCCAACACGCCATCGCCCATGAACTTTGCGATAAAGCCACCGCCGTCACGGATGGTTCCAGAGACGGCCTCGTAATAGCTGCGAATCACGTCACGAAGGTCTTCCGGGTCGAGCGTCTGGGAAAGGGCGGTTGAACCGACGAGGTCGACGAACAGGACGGTAAGCTGACGGCGTTCCGCCGAAGGGTTGATCAGAGCGGCTAGGGCTTCCCGAGACGCGTTGGCCACATTCTCCTTCAGCTTCGAGATCGCTCGCAACAGTCGCTTGCGGTCACCCAGCGGCAAGCCAAGTTCCTGCAACTCATTCTCGTCGAGTTCAGGCAAGACGTCGAAGTCGATGGCGTTCGCGCGGAACGTCTCGCGGTATTGGGCGAGTCCGATCTGCTCCAGCCAGGCAGCAATGTCACCCATGGCCCCTATACTCAGCCTGGTATGCACTCTTTGCAATCCGCAAACCGTCCTCACGCCCGCCGATTAGCGAGCCGAAAGTTCGACGGGTTTCTGACCGCGGCCCAGTTCCACGTGGAGTGCTCGCCTTCAAGCTAGGTTAGGCTATGTCCAGTATTAGCCCTTTCTCCGACCTCCATCTGGTCCGTTTTGTGCCGCTTCGGGAGAATGGGAGACCTAAGATTTACTAAATAGCAAAGATGCTCGGCTGCGAGGATGCTGGGTTTGACGACATCCAAGCAACCGCGTTGAACGCGGCCATAAGCGGGTCGATCTCGGCAGTCCCAGATGCCTGCTTTGTTATCGTGATGGCGTTCCCCTTGGGCTCCACGCGTGCGTTGTTCACGGCCCATGCCTTCAGGCGCTGACCACAGTGGATCAAGGTCTTGTCGGCAAGCTTGCGTTTCAACTGTCATGGTAGCGCCCGAAAGCTTCCAGCTCAGTTTAATGGCGACGATGCTACCTTGCCCTGAGAATGCCGGTCTCGCGGAATGTCTGACGTCTTACTACAAAGCTAGGCGTTGCAAGGCGCAGCCTCGATCGAATATCGATGCCTGATGCAAGCAAGACCGCAAACACGACTTTAACGTAGATATGTTTGCATGCTGCAGTCGTCGATGGCTGCGAATGCGATGCGATTTCCTCAGCAGGCCCAATCCGCAATGCTCCCGCGCAAGCGCTCAAGGGTACCGATCGATCTGTGCCGCCGAACACCGGCTGCATTGGTATCTCGCATAATGCGAAACGTAATAGCCAAAAAAAAGAGGGGCGCTTTACCGCCCCTCCTCTCTTTTATATCACTTTACGGCCGGTAGGAGAGTGGCCGCCCGCTCCCCGATCTTGCGACCGTAGTTTGTTCCTTCGGTCGTGGCGTTGCGGAAGTGGAAGCCGATGTAGACGCGCGAGGCAGCATTTTCGTCGGCTGCCTGCGTGAAGGTCGTGAAGGACCGCATCGTCGGCTTGTCATCCCAGCAAGTGTGGCCGGGTTCCATCGTTGCGCCGCAGTCCTTGAAGCTCACCTGATCGGTGCCGAAAAACCGCTTGAGTACCTCGGCTCCCACCCCGCCTTCGATGGAGTGACCAGACGGATAGTCTTGATTGGGCGGGGTCTGTCGGTAGGGCATCCAAGACTTGTCCCCGCTGGCATGGATCGCCGTGACCGGCCGCCAGAACTGGTAGTGGTTCTTGGCCGAAACCATGGCGAGATAGCCATCCGCTTGTCCCATTTGCATGATGGCCAGCAAACGAGCGCTTTCCCAGAGGTCGAGCCCTTTGTCATTTGCCACTACTTGGGCAATGCGTCCCCACTTCAGCGGCGAGCTTTCGAGCCAGAACAAACCCGCTTCGGATTGATCAGGTGTCCGGTTGGTCGGCATCGACTTGCCATCGCCGCCCAGCTTCTTAACCTCCTCTAGGTCTTTCTTGAACTCAGCGCTGTCCACCTTGTAGGGCGGACCTGGCCGAAATTCCGAATGCTCTCTCAGCACGAAGGGGGTAACGTTTTCCCATTTCTCGAAAGCCACGAATGTGTGCCCCGGAGTGCATTGATATCTACCGGGATCACCCGGCGACGGGCAGGTCTTGTTAATGAAAGGTCCGCCAGTATCGGCGTTATCGTTGGCGCGCTTGGCCAAGACCGCTTCGGCTGCGGCTTTGCCCAAGGCGATGCCCTTCTCTTTTGCTGCTTTATCTGCGTCCGAACCGCTTGGAATGACTACCAACGCCATGGCGTAGGAGCCCTCGATGACGGCCTTGGCGTCTTCCAAACATTTGGGACTTGAAAGAACCTCAGTCGGAATCTTGGCCACTGTTGGAGCCATGACATGGTAGGCCGCCGACGCGATGGCGGCGTTGACCGATGTTCCAGCTTCAGCCTTTTTGTCGTAAGCGTAAGGCTGATACTTGCTCTGGATCGCATTCAGCGCATCGTGAATCGCCAGATTGGCCATGGCGTAGGCTCGCGACTCGTGAAAAGGATTGCCGCTGGGCGACTGACACGCCGCGATCATGGCCAGTCCCATGGCTTCATTCGCTCGCGTGACGGCATTGTCGCCGAAAGCAGGCACGGAAAGAGCCAGTTGCGATATCCCAAGCAAGATAGTAGCACGCATGTTAAGGCTCCCTGTGTTAGAGTTCTCATGCTTCGACACGAGTCGTTGCGCCCCCCTGTTGCGCGACGGTCAGGACACGAGTAGCGCAAGCTCTAGTGAGATTGGAAAGCCGCTACCGGAGCGCGCCTTCCCCCCTGGCACTCGCGCTGAGATGGAACCGGCCTGACGGTGAACTATTGAGCTGGTCCTTGCGGCAAACAAGACAGCGGCGCTGGCCTAACCGACGGTAGTGCTGATTGACGGTCCGCCGTGCGAGTCCGATAGCGTTCGGCGACTGATCAGATCGGGTTGAAGCCGCGGGCCGCAAGTCGGCGGGCTTTATGTGAAGTCGGCCAAACTGGCTCTTCACTGGTTTGATCAAGATGCCAATCTCCCCGCTCTTAGAAACAATGGTGAGGTCTTCGTTGGCTTTCTTTCTCTCCTCTTAAGGCTCAGATCACAAATATCTGTGCCTGATGCGACCAGGGATTCGTGGACATCAACGCGATTGCGTTGAATGCCGCCATAAGCGGGTCAATCTTTGCCGATCCCGACGCCTGCTTGGTTATGATGACGGCATTCCCTTTAGGCTCCACGCGTGCGTTCGCGACTGCCCACGCCATCAACCGTTGACCGCCATGCCGTAAGCTCTTGTCAGCCAGCTTGCGCTCCGCGGTCTTGATGGCGCCCGTCAACTTCCAACCCTGCGAAATGCCTACGATCCGGTCTTCGCCGCTTATGCCAACGTCGTACACGGCGTCCGCGATGGCGCCGACTCCATATGGGTCGAGCGCCACAGCGGCATGAACCTTTCGCTACTGAGGGCGTCCTTAGGACGCGAGTGACATCACCATGGCAGTGTCAGTTGATTGACGGAACTCAACGATCTTGCCGTCGCGAAAGGTGATCAAGTCCACGACCTCTGTGGTCGCAGACTTGCCGTTTGGGATGAACGTCACACGTGCCGTCCAGTGCAACGCCAATTTGTCCCCATCGACTAGGAGTGAGCTCTCCTTCCAGTCGTCAAAGCGCCAGTTTTGAATCAGCTGCTCGACCACGTCCCGAACCGCCGCCTTGCCACAGCAGTCCTGGCTCATTGCCGGCACGCCAGTGCCTCGGCCGTTCAATGAGAATACGGCATCATCGGCCAAATCCTTCATCGTTCCTTCGAGGTCTCCCTTTAGTCGCGCGGAGTAAAGCGACCTTATCGCCTGCTCCATATGTGCTCGCCCCGTCATTCCACCCTCCTCTTAGTTATCGCCTGATGAGGATGCAGCACAACTGGCAAATGCACAAGGATGTTATGGCACAACTCAGACGGCCGCGCTTTTGGGGCTCCGGCCTCGTAACGATTGGCGAATGATTCTAGATCACAAATATTCTTGGCTGCGATGAGGCCGGGTTGGCAGCCATCCACGCGATCGCGTTGAATGCGGCCATGAGCGGGTCGATCTTGGCAGTCCCAGAGGCCTGCTTAGTGATGGTGATGGCGTTGCCTTTGGGCTCGACGCGAGCGTTACTCACGGCCCAAGCCATCAGCCGCTGTCCACCGTGGACCAACGTCTTGTCGGCAAGCTTGCGTTCTGCTGTCTTAATTGCACCGGAAAGCTTCCAGCCTTGGGAGATGCCGATGATGGCATTTTCGGAGATGCCGATCTCATACAGCGCATCGACGATAGCGCCGACGCCATAGGAGTCGAGCGCTACCGCCTGAAGCAACCCGTTCTCGTACAGCCGCTGGGCTATTTGGGCGATCTCAGTGATGTCGTCACCGAATTCACTGCAGATAACCAGTTCGCCGGCTGCCTCAAAGTCGCGCAGCACGGAAATCTCACTCTTTCGCCGCTCCAAAACAGACGGGTTCGCCCAGGCCTTGGACCACAGAAGCCACCGTCGGGTCCCCTTCTCCCGGCCCAGCACGGCCAAGCCCAGCAGATCGTCGAGCCCGCCGCCGTCAATGCCCATGACCACGATCTCACTCCGCTCCAGAAGAGAATCGAGCGTGAGGGTGGAGTCGGCGGCCTGCTCCCAGAAGTCTGTTCCCACCCACCTGTCGGACCGAAGTGCCAAACCAATCTCGATGTTGAGGTGCTGCGAAGCCCAGCGGACAACCTCCCCCTGCCCTTTTAGCTTGGCCTTTTCCCAATCTTCTTCGAGGCGCGGGATCGACACTGACCGATCTCGATTGGGCGTGACCATCCACCAGTTCGCGGGATCCTGCCATGCTGGTGGGTCACCACGGTCGTGCGCGATCTCTTCGGGGAATTCGTACAGCACCGGCAGCATGGCGCCCGGCGAACGACCATCCCGAATAGCGCGCGCCACCATCAACTCTGATCGGAAGGCCCCTCTTGGTGGCTCGTCCGCCTGGGTTGTGATGAACATTAGGAACCCTTCCGGATTGGGTAACAGGCCGCCACGCAATTGGCCGATCAGCCTTTCTGCCGCCGGCGCCTTCGCGATCTCGTGCAGCTCATCAAGCAGCACCCCTGTCGGCTTCACGCCGGTCAATACGCTGGTGTCGAAGGCTTTAATCTCCAGCGTCGCCTTGGTCCGGCGATCCGTAATCTTCCTCAGATGCTCCTGAATGTGCATGCGCTTCTGCAGGAAGCCTTCCGGGTCCTTCTCGACCATGCCTAGGGCCTGGCTGAAGGCAATATGCGCCAGCGAGACCGTCGGCGCGATCAGCAAAAACTCGGCGCGCGGCCGATCGTTCATCAGAAGCGTCGTCTCCATCAGGGCGGCGCCGTAGGAGGTCTTCGAACTCTTCTTGGGAGCAAGCAAGAACACCTCGCGGATCATCCGCTCGCGGGTTCCGGGCCGAACCGAGCCATGCAGCGCGCCGACGATCTCCCGAAACCATTCGCCGCCGGCCTCAGCAAGCGGCGGCGTTCCAGGCACGTCAGGCAGGCGGAGTTTGTTGAAGATGGCGATGGCCCGCTTGGCCTGAGCCCGGTCCAGATCCGGCAGCTCGGGAAGCAGGGACCTGCCTGCGCGGATACGATCCCGCCAGTCCGGGACGGACAGGTCCCAGCCCATCAGTTAACCAGGTGACCCCACTCGGTCCCCTGCCCCGCTGTAAGTGCTTCGACCTCCGCTGTCGCCTTCTTACCCAGGGACTCAGGAGCCGGCGGCCGTGGCGAGTACTCAGACCAATGCGCCCGCACGCGAAGCCAGAATATCGCGGCCTGCAGGCCCTCGCGCGTGGGCTTGCATGCCATGTTGAAGAGGTTCTGCGCCACTTTGGCTGTCGCCTTAATGCCACCCAGCTCGATCTGCTCGGCATAGTGCAGGCGCAGGGTCTTGGGATCGATGCCAATGAGTTTCGCGATCTCATCCTGGGGGATGCCGAAGCCCGATAGCGACTCGACCATATCCTGAGCCTCTTTGGTCGGGACATGAGACGGGCGTCCGGGCCTACCGCTGGTCACAATGCAAACTCCTTGCAGTTAAGGGCGTTCAAACCTCCTTGCCGGCTGGATGCCGGAGGTTCACGATTTCCAAATAACCGAAGAACAAAAATTTCAGAGAAGCAGCGGAGGAAGCCATGGCGCAAACAGCGCAGATCAAGAATGAATACCTGATGACGTTGCATGCGGACCTCGATCCGCCACAGGCAATCGATGCTGCAACTTTGATCTTCAACGTCAAAGGTGGATGGGTCGAAGGACCGCGGATCAAAGGCAAGTTGTTGGCGCCAGCGGCGGATTGGCTTCAGATCCTTCCTTCCGGGGTATGGCGGCTCGACGTCCGCGGCACCATGGTTACAGACGATGAGCAGATGATCTTCGTCAGTTACAACGGCATCATCTCCTTCCCTGAGGCGACTGGTGCAAAGCTTGCAAGTGGCAGCGCCATAACGCATGTCGACGTGGACTACTTTGTGACAGCACCGACCTTCCGCGCCGCCTCTGAAAAGTACTCGTGGCTGAATCGCGTGCAGGCCGTCGGCAAAATGGTCCAGTTGTCGACCGATCCCGCCAACACATTGGTCAGATACGACATCTTCGCGGTGCTCTGAACGCGGTTTGGAGATCAGCGGCCTCACTGCTGAACTCCTCGCACTTCGGCATGCGAGCGCACAGACGGACGGAGACGTGCGTCCACTTCGGCATAGGTCTCGCCCGTTTCCTCGAGCTTCGCCTCACCACTGGCATACGCCTGCCAACGTTGGACGACAACATCGACGTACTTAGGATCGAGTTCAACAAGGCGCGCCCGACGGCCCAGTCGCTCGGCCGCGATCATGGTGGACCCCGAACCGCCGAACGGGTCCAGGATGACGCCCCTGCTCTTGGACGAATTGCGAATTGCTCGCTCGACCAGCGCCACGGGTTTCATCGTTGGATGCAGGTCGTTGCGGCTCGGCTTGTCGAAGAACCAGACATCGCCCTGATCTCGCGCGCCGCACCAGAAGTGATCGGTGCCATCCTTCCAGCCGTAGAGGATTGGCTCGTACTGACCCTGGTAGTCGG